CAACCACCAACCCTAGCTTGAGTATTTGCCAAACTAATACCGACCAAGCCTGTATAGGCGCGTTTTGGTCTAGTGCAGGTAACTGGGTAGCGTCATCCGTCGATACAACAGCGGCTACAGCAGTCATTACCGGCACAACGCAAATAGGTAGTAATGGTTCCACCAATGCAGGGGCTGCGGTAGCACAGTCCGCAGCAACAGGGGCGTTTGTTGCATATTTTACTAACGCTGGGGTTGCCGCTAATGCTTGGTGTGCGCAAGGCTTTACTGTGGCAAGCGGGTCTAGCGCACCAGTAGCTGGTAGTCAAGGTTATTATTGGGCTACTGGGCAGCAAGGAAATAGCGCTGACACGTTTCAAATGTATGGTGCTTACGCATCACCGGGGTATTCTGTATTTATTGCTGGAGATAATAATTATTCGCCTAGCGCTTACACAATAGGGGTAGCTTCAAGCGGTAGTTCAATTACCTACCCCACCATGAACTATAGCGTAGGCACAGGTACCTCTGGCCTACCAATTGCTAGCGCACAGTCTGGCGTTACGGGGTCGGTACTAATTGTTTGGGGTACATCTAATGTAAGCGTTAGGTATGCCACGGCAACTGGTTACACGGTGGCGTTTGGTACTGCTGTAACAGGGTATGGAGCAGGCGCTACTAATCCAACTAGTATTAGCATTGTTTACATATCTACTAACTATTGGCTGCTTGTGTTAAACAACGGTACAGCAGCTAATGGAATACGCCCCCTTAAAGTAGTTGGCACTACAGTAAATACAGCAGGTAACACGCTTACCAGTGGCGTTGGTACTAGTGTTAATACACGGGGCAGTATTGTTGCTTCCGCGCTGAATAGCGGATTGGTGGCTGTTACATACCAAAACACAACAGTATCATATTCCACGCAGTTACTCACAGTGGCTTCACTATCAGCAGGGTCTGCAAACCCAATAGCGTTACTCTCTTCTGCATTAACTACGACCACTACTAGCCCAGACCTGTTTGCTCAAGACACAGTGGGGCCAACAATTATTTTTGTTTATAGAAATAATGCATTAAGCATCAAGTCGCAAGCCATTCAATACGTCAAGGAATAAGCCATGCAAATTATTGTTCGCAAATCAGATGGCTTGGTGCTTTACAGCGGCACCGCACTTACGCTTGATCCGCACTTTTCTAGTTCGTTTTTAATTGATCAGTTTACGACACCGGACAATGCCACGCTGGTAGATGATGTAACGCTGCCAAAACCGTACATGGATTATTTTTACACGTACTCAAACGGCGTGTTTACGGCAACCAATACGGCCAGCCCAGCCATGCAAGCGCTCAACGCGCAGCTCGCCACGCAGCTACTTAGCGCCACCGACTGGACCGAGGTGCCCAGCGTGACCGACGCAGCCCATACGCCCCACCTGACCAACGGCGCGGCATTCGTAACCTACCGCGTAGCGCTGCGTGCCATTGCCGTTAACCCGCCGCAAACGGTGGCGAGCTTTCCTACCAAACCTGACGAAGCCTGGAACTCTTAAAAATGAACTCGCCCGACATTATTGACCCCGTCAAGTACGGCGTGCTTTGGCAAAAAGTGCAAGACTACGAGCGCCGCTTTGACGACATGGCTACCAAAATTGATAAGCTTGAAACGTCCATAGACAAGCTTGTAGAAATGGCAAACCAAGGCAAGGGCGGGTTTTGGGCAGGCATGGCAATTGTGTCCGCATTAAGCACTGTGGTGGGTTACGTTACCCATTACATTGGCAAAGGCACTTAGACCGTGTGGGTAAGCTTGTGGGCAACGTATTTGTGGCGGGCTTGTTGCTGGTAGCCGCCCCGCCCGAAAAACACTACAAATACGTTTGCGTGCGTTGGGCTTGGACTGGCGACGCGTTTAACCGCATAGTGCATTGCCTTAAATGGGAAAAGGTTGAAATCTGATGCTAGACCCCATAACCGCTTTTGCCGCCGCCCAAGCTGCTATAAAAGGCGTTAAAGCCGCCATACAAATGGGCAAAGACATTAACAGCATCACCGGCCCGATGATGAAGTTTTTTGAAGCCAAGGACGTTGTGCAGCGGGCTGCCAGTAGCCCAAAGGCTGGGTTTGGGAAGTCGGACACCGCACAGGCGTTTGAAACCGTAATGCAGGCCAAACAACTTGACGATGCCGAAAAAGAGTTGAACAATTTTATGGTCATGTCCGGCAATGCGGACTTGTGGCAGCAACTACTTATTGAGCGCAACAACATACAACAGCGCCGCAAAAAGCAAGAACTACTAGACGCCAAGCACGCTAAAGCGCGCAAAGAAGAAATAGACGAGCTGATCAACTGGTTGCTAGGCGGGGCTATTGTTTTGACAATGGCGGGCCTCGGGCTTTGGTGGTTGTCCATACTAGGGGGCGCAAAATGAAGTACTTAGTGTTACTGGTTTTACTGCTTTGCGCCTGTGACGAACGCTATAGGTACTTTTGCCAAAACCCCGACAACTTTGAAGCCCCCCAGTGCCAAAAACCGCGTTGCCAGTTTGACCAAACCTGCCCCGAATACCTAGTTGCCCCCGTGTTGGAGAAAAGCATTGACCAAAGTAAGACTAACCGCCGAGGAAATTGAAGTCCGCATTTGGGGCTTTGTGGTCATTGCCATAACGGTAATTCTGTTTGGCATTGTCGTTGCGTTGTTGTACAGCGTTACGTTTGTGGTGCAGCCCATAAAGAGTATGGCCCCCATTGACCAAGCCTACACCAAAATGCTTAACGACATTGTGCTGCTAATTGTTGGTGGCATTGGCGGTATTGTGGGCAAACGGGCGGTCAACCAGCTAACCACGCCACGCCCACCTATGCCACCCATGCAGCCTATGTGCCAGCCCATGCCCTACGGCGGCCCACAACAGCCCTACAGCGGCCCGCAGCAAGGTTACGCTACCCAGCCCTACGCGGCGCAGCCTTTTGGCGCTATGCCCGTATGGACTAACCCCCCGCTTGACGAAAGCTGGACCCCACCCCCACCCCCTACTACGCCACCGCACCATTTGGAGCCTGACGAAGACCGGGAATTATTAGCCATGGCCCGTGCGGAGGTTAAAGATGCTTAGTTTGCTTAACCCTTATGTGATAATTGCCTTGACCATGTTTTTTGCGGGCTTTGGGGTGTTTACGCACCACCAAGGCTACGTACAAGCCAAGCAAGAAATGGCCGACCAAGTGGTTAAAGCCAACGACGCCGCCCGCACCACCGAGCACCTACTTACCACCAAACTTAATGACCAAGCCACCACGCTACGAAAGGTACAGAAAAATGCTGACCAAAGGATTGAAAAACTTAAGCTTGACGTTGGCACTGGCGTTGTGCGCTTGTCAGTCCCCACCCACAGTTGTGTACAAGCCGCCCCAGATGCCACCCCTACCAGCGGAAATAGCGGAGACAACCGTGCCGAACTTGACCGACAGACTGCTGAAAGCCTTATCTCCATCGCCGCAGATGGAGACGCCGCCATCCGCAAGCACGCCGCCTGCGTTGCCACCTACAACGAAGTAATGGGCCAACTAAATGCTAACCGCTGAGCAACTGGCGCAACTGCGCATAGACCCCGTATGGGTAGATGCGCTTAATGGCGCGTTTGACCAATTTAATATCAACACGCCACAACGCCAAGCCAGCTTTATTGGTCAATGCGGGCACGAGTGCAACAACTTTAAAGTACTGGAAGAAAACTTAAACTACAAGGCCGAGGCCCTAATGCGTTTGTGGCGCGGTAGGTTCCCCACCATTGAAGTTGCCAACCAGTACGCCAAAAACCCGCAGAAAATTGCCAACAAAGTGTACGCCAGCCGCATGGGCAACCGCGACGAAGCCAGCGGCGACGGCTACCGCTTTAGGGGCCGTGGTTGCATACAGCTAACAGGCCACGCCAACTATTACCACGCGGGGCAAGCCTGCGGGGTAGACTTTGTGCTGCACCCCGACCTTGTTGCCACCCCCCAGTACGCCGCGCTTACTGCCGGTTGGTTTTGGGCTACGCACGGGCTCAACGCCTATGCCGACGCCGCCGACTACCTTACCATGACCAAACGCATTAACGGCGGCACTATTGGGTTAGACGAACGCATTGCCCACATTAACCATTGCCTACAAGTGCTTGCGTAACGTAGGGCGGGGGCAGTCGACAGGGGGGTCGTCAGGCGGGGGCACCCAAACAAAAATAGCCTCGCTAGGTTTTGCTTGACCCGCTTTGGTCCAGCGGTCAATGTAGACGTCCTTCATAATTCTAAGCGACCGTAACACCGCGCTACGCTCACCGCCAATGAGGTCATGCACTTGGCGCGAAGTCAACCCATCCGGGTGCTCAGCCAGTAGCTGCCTAATCACTGGTAGGCGGGTTTTGCTCATTTATTTTTCCTCAATAGGTAAAGCGCCAAGTTCTTGCATAAATTCGTTGTCCATTTTGCAAACCCATGCGCCTTCAGATTCATTCCATGTAAACACCAAACCAACTTCGTAGGTATCAACTCCAACAAATAGTTTGACCTGTTTCACGTGTTCTTCTCCTGCAATACCTTACTTACATACTTCACCATAGCCATTTCGTGCTGGGTGAAGCCTGATGTTTCCTCCTCCGTCAGCCCTACCCAAGGGCGCTGTGTTGCCGCCTTCTTCGGCTTTCGCACATCCCGCACTACATGACCATCAAGGTCAGTAACTACCAACTTGGCCCGCGCCATAGCGCGTTTTGATTCGTAGCCTGTCATGATTGCTCCTCTACAGGTTCATAAGTCATTTCAAAAATGTCGGGCTTGCATGGGTAGTGCTCACCCTTCACGCCAGTAATAATCCAGTCGCTTG